GGGGTCATGGATCATCAGCATGGCGACAGGACTCATCTGGACAGTATCACCGGCCATTGCGACAACGGATGCCGCCGAAGCTGCAATCGCATCGATCTTGACCGTGATGCTGCCCTTGTAATCCTTAAGCATGGTATAGATCTCGGCAGCGGCGAACACATTACCGCCCGGACTGTTGATCCAGACGGTCACATCCCCCTCGCCGGATTCCAGCTCATCCCGAAACATCTGCGGCGTTATTTCATCGCCCCAGAATGATTCCTCATCAATGGGGCCTTCCAGCCGGAGGATTCTGGTGTCGTCACTGTTTTTGATCCAGTTCCAGAATTTCTTCATCGGGTTCTCCTTCCATTTTTCCGTGGCTTACTCTCACTCAGCCGGTTATCGCTGTCAGGTTCTTCTTCCGGGTCGGGCTGTGTCTGTTTCGGCTGATTCTGCTGGGCTGCGGCAGCTTTATTCTGCTGTGCCACCCCTGCATCTTTCAGCTTCACATAGCCGCCGTTCAGGTAGTAGTCGTCACCGCCCTCCTCTGCCGGGATGAGGTCCATGTTCTCCAGACGATGCACATCATTCGGAGAGAGGAAGCCGTTACTGATTCCTGTCGCATAGCCGTTCATCCGGCTCTGGTAGTCGCCACGGAGCAGACCATCCACATTGAATTTCGGGAAGTAGGTATCCTGCTCCTCCTCCAGCAGCAGATCCTTGATGATGCCCTGCTCGATGCGGACAAGCCACGGGGTCAGGGAATGCATCACGAAGTTCAGCGACTGGTATTCAATGTTGGAGAAGGTCGCCCTGGACAAATCGGCTACCAGATGCGGAGGCACACGAAAGATACGGCAGATCTCCGTCACGGAAAACTGCTTCGTTTCCAAAAACTGGCTGTCCTCCGGTGGCAGGGAGATTGGTTTGTAGGCCATGCCCTCTTCCAGCACAGCCACACGATGGGCATTGGCTGCACCGCCATATGCCGCTTCCCAGCTATCCCGGATACGGTTCGGGTCTTTCACAACGCCGGGGTGTTCCAGCACACCGCTTGGCTGTGCGCCGTTCTTGAAGAAAGAAGAACCGTATTTATCCACGGCAATGGAAGTGCCGAGGCTGTTCTTCATCATGGCGATCGGTGAGAAACCGATCAGACCATTAAACCCAAGCCCCGGCACATGGAAGATCTCGTCCCGGCGGAAGTAGAGGTCTTTATTCTGCTCTCCCGGAACTTCATCCGTGTAGGCGTGGTAGATATAGTAGAGCTCGCCACTCTCATCTCGGTCAACTTCGACATTCTCCGGCAAAAGCGGATACAGACCCAGCACCGTATTCTTGCCATCCCGGACGATCTGTGCGTAGGCGTTGCCCCAGAGGAGCAGATGGGTCATCAGCGTTTCCCAGAAGACAAAGGATGTCATCTCCGGGTTGGGCTGGCGATACAGAATCTTATACAGCGGATGATCCCGTGCCTTTTCCTTATTGCCGTTATCGTCTGTTACCCGGTAGAGATGCAGTGGCAGTGCCGCAATGGACTCTGCCAGCAGACGAACACAGGCATACACGGTCGGGATCTGCATGGCGGCTTTCTCATCCACCTGCTCCCCGGCATTGGAACGGCCAAACACAAAGGTCTGCCCGGAATCGCGGACATTATCCGTGACCTGCGGCAGACCTTCTTTTGGCTGTTCTGTTTTGGGAGAATCCCTTGGGTTCTCAAACCCCATCCATTCCCAGAATCCCATTAAGCCTTATCCTCCTTCTCCAGTTCCGGCAGACCGGCAAGGCTGGTACCGAGGGACGCAACACCTGCCACAATCACTGCACTGCCGACTGCCATCCAGTCCACCGTGCCGCCGGGCATCTGTGTCACGACCAGGGCCGCGCCGGTCTGGAACATCGTCTTTGCAGCACGGATGCCGGCTGCCTTCCACCATTCTGCACTCATCAGATACTTCATTGTGTTTTCCTCCATCTTTTTCATATCAAAAAACGATCATGTCACGTTCGTCGTAGACGCTTCCCTGCTGCTGTCCTTCGTTTCGGATGCAGCGGTCCAGTGCCATGATCGTAGCGACGATACCATCGATTTTCTCCGGCGATTTTGCCTTTGTCGGCTTGATATTGCCTGCCGGGTCGGTATCCACGACCACATTCCCCGCCATCCATGCCATGACCGGGTTGCCGCCGTGGATGATCCTGCCTTCCATCAGGAGCTTGTAGAACTCCTTGGTGGGCGGGCTCATATCTTTGAAGCCCTGTCCGAAAGGTACGACTGTGAATCCCATCCCCTCAAGATTCTGGGTCATCTGCACGGCTCCCCATCGGTCAAAGGCAATCTCCAAGATGTGATAGGTCTTACCCAGCTCCTCGATGACTTTCTCGATAAATCCGTAGTGAATGACATTGCCTTCTGTCGCCATCAGATACCCCTGCTGATACCAGACATCATACGGAACGGATGCCCTGCGCACACGCTGGGGGATCGTGTCCTCCGGTATCCAGAAGAAAGGAAGCATGATGTACTTTTCTTCTGGGATTCTCGGTGGGAACATCAGCACAAAAGCCGTGATGTCTCCGGTGCTGGACAAGTCCAGACCTCCATAACAGTCACGGCCTTTCAGGGCTTCCATATCAATGGGCTGGTTGCCCAGATTGTAGATGTGTTCCGGGATAAACCGGGTCAGCGATGCAACCCACATATTCAGACGAAGCTGCTTGAACACATTCTCCTCTGCCGGGTTGTCCAGTGCTTCCTGGTACGCATCCCGGACACGCTGTATCTGGATGGTCTGGCCCAATGAGGGGTTTGCCTTATACCAGTTGGCTTCATCGTGCCAGTCATCCTCATCGGTCAAACCGTAGACCACGGGGTAGAAAGTGTGGTCGATCTTATGTCCGGCCAACAGGTCAAGGGCTTTCATGTGGAGCTCGTAGCAGATGCTCTCCTTGTCCGTGCCGGCCGTGGTGATCAGGAAGAACAGCGGCTGTTCACGGGCATCACCGGAACCTTTGGTAAGGACATCGTAGAGTTTTCGGTTTGGCTGGGCATGAACCTCATCCAGCACCAGACCTGACACGTTCAGACCGTGCTTCGTACCAACTTCGGCAGACAGAACCTGATAAAATCCTGCGTTCCCGTAGTTCACGATGCGCTTGGTGGCTGCCATGATCTTGCACCGTTTCAAAAGTGCCGGGGTCATCTGCACCATCTGGTGGGCAACATCAAAAACAATGGATGCCTGCTGGCGGTCAGCCGCCGCACCATAGACTTCGGCAGATGGCTCATTATCGGCAAAAAGCAGATACAAGGCCACCGCAGCGGCAAGCTCAGATTTGCCGTTCTTCTTGCCTATTTCGACATAAGCCGTGCGAAACTGACGGTTTCCCTTTTCATCCACGATGCCGAACACATCCCGGATGATCTGCTCCTGCCAAGGGAGAAGCCAGAACCGCTTGCCCGCCCACTTGCCTTTGGTATGGCGCAGGTTCTCAATAAAGGTCACTGCCCGGTCTGCTTTTGCCGCATCGTAGTGGCAAGTCGGAAGCATGAACCGGCTGGGTTTGTAGTCCTTCAGTTTCGGATAGTTTTTCGGTCTGCACTCTACCATCAGCTTCCACCTCCTCCCAGCAGATTCTCCATCTCATCAGCTGCATCTGTAGGACCGCCGTCCGAAGCAATGATCCGGCTTCGGGAGGACGGGGTCAGACCGAACTGCTCTGCAAACTTGTTCATGATCTTCAGATAGGTCTGCGCGATGGACACCTGCGGCACCTGCTGCCAGTAGCCGGACGGGGTCTTGACAATGGTGCCGTGCTGGGTGATGAACTCCTCTGCCTCTTTCCATCGGGCATACGCCTGACAGTAACCGGCAAAGGCGGCCATATCCACTTCGGTCAGGATGCCGATGGCTTCCATCTGTTTGGCAAGTCTACGCCACTCTTTCTTTGCTTCCGGCTCCAGCCACTTCGGACAGGCCGGTGCTTTCTTATTGGGCTTCGGTTCGCTGGTGTTCAGCGGATGCTTGCCCGGATTACCTTCCAGTTCCTTCATGGCGGTCGGCTTTGGTTTTCTGCCTCTGGTAGCCATTGGCATCTCCTCCTTTCTGCAAAAATGGGTAAAGAAAAAGGACCTCCAAAGAAGTCCTTAAAATATCATTTTCCCAAACAGGAAACTTTTCTGTATAACTAACAAATAGTTTCCCATTTCGGCAACTTTATATAAAACACATCGGATACGAGGCACAGCCCCTTTTCAGGGCGTGTACCTTTTGGGTGCTGTTAGGCGTTGGGGTTGGCTTCCTTCCAAGCCTCGTATTCATCGACCAGCTCCGCTTCCTCGATGACCTGCCAGACGCTGCAGAAGCGGCTTCTCTGCTGCTCGATCTCCGCTTCCGTCCAGTCTTCCGGTTTGCGTCTCATGTCGTGGTAGGCATCCATCTCCGCTTTCGTCCGGAAGAAAAGGATCTGCTTCAGCTTCAGCGTTTCCTCGTTATTCCGCAGGCTGTACCGCTTGTCTTCTGCCGCCCTGCAAAGGCTTCCGAGATCGTTGCAGCTGAGGGTCATGTCCTGCTTGAAGGCGATCTCAATGCCGATCAGCTTCTTCTCGGTGTCAGCTGCCTGAATGTTCTTAAGGTAGGTTTTTGCTTTGTTCGTCATGGTCTGTATCCTCCGTGTGTTTTGTTTTCCGTAGGGCTTTTCCCTTCGTTGTGACTGTATATTACCGTCACTGCCCGGACATAGCAAGCGGCTATGCTGCACGATCATACACACCCCTTTTTGTCGGATTTATGTGTATTTCCACACTGGAAGAATCCGCCACTACGAGCAAAAGCCCCCGAAGGAGCTCTGCCCTTTTTCAGTGTGCGTTCTTGATGCACCACTCGATCGCGTGACCGGCATCCGAATAGGTTTTATCGGAAACCTTCAGAAGTTCCAGTCGGCATTCGATGGGTGACCAGCCTTCCTCTGGGTCTTCGACAAATCCGTAAACTGCACCCTCCAGCATCCCGTTCCAGTTCATCTTTGCAACCAGAACTCGGTCTTTGTACTGCATGATGGCATCGTAGCAAGGTCTCAAGGTTTCGTAGAAGCTCTCGATGCTGATGTTGTTTTCCGGGAAGTCAATCAAATTCTTTTTCATGGTGGTGTCCTCCGTGTGTTTTGTTTTCCGTGAGTTCTTTTCCCTTTCGGTATGTGCATATTACCGTCAGGTGCAAAGGATAGCAAGCGGCTATACTACACGATCATCTTCCCAGAATACCGGGCAGAATGTACATTACTCTGCATTTTCGGCATCCTGCTCCATGAGGTCTACGATGGTATCGTAGAAGAATTGTGGGTCGTAGGCCAGCGGCTCCCGGCCGGCTTCCTTATCCATCCTGATCTGGTCTGCTACCATGTCCTCGGCATCCTCCAACGTGAAGGCATCCTTATCGCTGTCATCCATGTGGTTGTAGATTTCCACGATGGTATCCATCATCCGTTCTTCCATGTGCTTCTCCTTCCCGGCGCATCCACGCCGCCACATCTGCCCCTGTGTGGGGCGTTGTCGGTTCCTTCGGATCGTTTTGCCACCCGTGGCACAAGCCCCTGTGTGGGGCTGTGTCGGGGGCTGCCGGTTTATCTGGTCATCCGTCCCAGCAGGTAGGCTTCCTCCATTGCTTTCTGGATGCCCCAGACCGGAACCTCAATGAAGTCCTCGCTGTCATTGTCGCGGGCTTCCAGGTCGCCCCGGCTGTCCACCGCTGCCATCAGGCGCTTGGCAATCTCCAGCAGGGCTTTCTGTTCCTTTGCGGTGATGTTCTTTTTCATGGTTTTGTTCCTCCGTTTTTGTTGTTTTCCGTTTCGGTATATGCATATTACCGTCCGTTCGGCACACTATCAAGCGGCTATACTACACAAAGATAGCCGTCCGGAACTGTAAGTATTACGGCAGGAGAAAAGGGCCGCCGTTTCCGGCAAGCCCCATGTGTTTCTCTGGCTTAGTAGTCTTCTTCGTCCTCGTAATCTTCCTCTTCGTCCCAGTCATCTTCCTCTTCATCCCAGCTGTCATCCTGGTCTTCTTCCTCATCCTTGAAGTCCCACATATCTTCGGTCGGCTGGTTTCTAAGGTCTGGGTTCTGCTCAACATAGTCGGCAACCGCTCCGCAAAGGATGTCCAGAACCTTTTCGTAGGCTTCCTCACTGTAGACTGCCCAGGCATCTGCAGTCAGCTTTGCGATTTTGTCGTTGCCCTTGGCTCCAAGGAACCGCCCTGCAGGGTTGCAGGTTTCCTTGCCGTAGCCGATGCCCAGCTGGTCGCCGTCGTTGTAAAAGCGGTATCCAATGCGGCTCATTGCCCTTACCAGCTCCCCTGCGAGGCTGTCTGCCTTGCCCGTATCCGGTACCAGTTCCTTGAAAAGTTTATTGATGCGGTCTTCATTCTTCGTCATTGTCGTATCCTCCGTTTTTGTTGTTTTCCCCTTTCGGTGACTGTATATTACCGTCACCTCGAAACACTATCAAGCGGCTAAACTACACGATCATTCGGCCCTGTAATTGTCATATTTATGTGCTTTTCATGCCAGCTTTCGGAAGACAGACACGAGCAAAAGGCTGGTCATTTCCAGCCCCTTGCGCCTGTCGGTCTTGCCTTTAGCGGATGATTTCGAGGTAGCTTACGTTGCCCCAGCAGTCCGTTCCCTTGAAGCGGATGCGCTTGTCGTTCTCCCTGTCGAGGGTGAATTTCCGAAGGAGCTTCATCTTCTGGATGCGGTTCAGAAGGTCCTTGCCGTTCTTCGCATCCTCAACGGCATCCCTGATCTCGACCACCGCACTGTCGCTTCCGTACCAGAGGTTGCTGAGTGCCTCTGGAATTCCGTTTGCAAGATAAAGGTTGATTTTTGTGTAGGTCATGTTTTTGTTCTCCTCTCAAAATGTCATCGTTTCCAGAATCTCATCCATGCCTGTCTCCCAGTCATGGCGGCTAAATTCAATTTTGCTGTACATCTCTGCGCTGTCCGGTTCATCGAAAAGCCGGAAGCATTCTCTTGCCAGCTCCTCGCTGGTGTGCTGCTGGATTTCATCCGGCTGTCCATCCAGCCGTGTAAAGGTGATCTCGTAAGTGTAGCGTTCCATATTCTTTGCCCCTTTCGTTTTGGTAGCTGTATATTACCGTCACTGCCGAACACTATCAAGCGGCTAAAGTACACGATCATCTGCACCCTGATCTGGTGGATTTATGTGTTTATCCGGGGAGGTTTCCCTCCCCGTTTTCTTAGCTGAACATCTCTGCCGTGTCATCGTCGATCCAGA